CGCATCGATTGGTGCTGTCGGCAACGATGCTAAGTATGGTATACATCATGGCGCAACTGAGTTTCTCCGCGTCTGGTACCAGGACCGTCAGACCTGGGGCTACCCGAACCGCGCGCTACCCGGCATTATGCAGCGTAAGCCCTGGTCCAGCACTCCTTGGGACGCCGAAGGTGTAGTAAAAGCTCAGATTGACACCGTGATGATCCTGGCTCGGCGTTCACGCGCTGTTGACCGTCACTTGTTGTCTGTGGTGTGCCAAGATTGGTCCCGAATTCGCCATCAGAGCGACAAATGGCTGCGTCTACCTACAGCGTCTGGTGGCCTGGGTCTGTTGCCTTTTGATGGATGGCTCGCCGACAAGCGTTGGCCGACGTATTCTCCTCCTAATGTCAAAATTGAAGTAGCGCCCACTTGGACCGTCACTACGGAAAGAGCCTTTTCTAAATGGTCACTGACGCCCATCGAAGCATCCATCCTGGCAAATGAGTCTCTGCAATCTACGCTGCAGTCTGATGACATCCGTGGTCTTGGCAAGGTTTATCGCGACGGCTACAAAAAGGTGCTTTCCGAGGTTGCCAACACGCGGTGGCGCTATGCCGTATTGCCCTTCGAGTACAACTTGACGTCTCTCGCGCCTCTCGGACTCTTATCGGACGTGCCCCCTGACGATGGAATGCCGCTCTTCGGATGTGCCAAGCACGCTATGGAAGATTGGCTGCTGCTAACCAGACTGAGCCGAGTTCGAACCATTCGCCCTTTTGCAGAGTGGGAACTAATCCACCCGGATGCCGCGGCTGCCGTCACCACCTTGGAGCAGCGCGGCCTACACCGGACAGCCGCCTTCGACTATGTCTTTGGCAATGTCGCAGGATCTCCTTCCACGCCGCTGCATCCGCAGTTGTACGGAATTGCGGCTAAGGCCACCTTGCGTGCATCCCTGCGTCATCGTCGATCCGATCGTCTGAATTTCGCTTGTGGATACTCGATGGCTTTCGCCCATGCAGCCACTCTGCTCGCCGCTTCGCCGCTTGCGGCTTTCTTTTCTTTCTAAATAAATAAACAAAATACAAAAACAAACTAACAAATATATTATATGTACTATATACGCACAATCAGCACACGCATCCGGGGGGGTGTGGTCCTTTGCTGTTGCTTCCGTTCCTCATTATAAACACTTGGTATGTGTCGTGAGAGGACCTGACTTTTG